TCTGCTGGCAATTTTCTTTATGCCGCTAACGGCACAGACAAGCCCCTGCTTTTCGATGGCTCAACGTGGACAGCCATTGACGGTGCATCTACGCCAGCCATCACGGTTGTCACGACGACAACCCTGACGCAGCCGACCCTGTTCAAGAGTCGGATCTGGTTCATCCAGAAGAACACGCTCAAGGCATGGTATCTGCCGACCGCCTCGGTTGGCGGTGCGGCGAGCCAGTTTGATTTGTCAGCCGTGGCGCGATTGGGCGGCAAATTGGTCGCAATGGCCTCATGGACGATAGACGCGGGTTACGGCGTGGATGACAACCTCGTATTCATCACCGACAAGGGTGAGGTTATCGTCTATCGCGGAACCGACCCGGCTTCAGCGTCTACCTGGGCGGTGATCGGCAACTGGATCGTCGGCGCACCGATTGGTGATCGGTGCCTGATGAAGTACGGCGGCGACTTGCTGATCCTGACGCTGGATGGACTCGTACCGCTTGCCTCTGGGCTACAGTCCTCGCGCCTCGACCCCAACATCGCCCTCTCGGACAAGATACAAGGCGCGTTTGCGGCGGCTGCTGTGGCTTACCAGAACAGTTTCGGCTGGTGCTTGCTGTACAACCCGGGAAACAACGCACTGATCGTCAACGTGCCGGTGTCATCCTCGGCACAAGAACAGTTCGTGATGAACAACATCACCAAGGCGTGGTGCAAGTTCCGTGGGTGGAGTGCGTTTCACTTCACGCTCCTTGACGATACGCCGTACTTCGGCAGCGCAAAGTACGTCGCAAAGGCGTGGACATCCGGCTCAACCGGCTTCATTGACGACACAAGCAACATCAACGGTCGGGTGCTGCAAGCTTTCAATTATTTTGAGACGCGGGGCGTCAAAAAACTTTTCACCCGCGCCAGACCGTCGATCTTCAGCAACGGCACCCCCGCTGTCACGATGGGAATGAACGTAGACTTCAATACCAGCGACACCACGACGCCGATTGCAATTTCAAGCCCGTCAGCGGGCTTATGGGATACTGGTTTGTGGAACACCGCCCTCTGGGGGTCTGATCTGGAGATTCAGAACAACTGGCAGGGCGTGACGGGCGTTGGGTTCTGCGGGGCTATTCAGTTAGCCAGCACATCCAACAAATTGACCATTCAGTGGGCATCAACTGACGTAGTGTTTCAACTCGGATGGGCTGGCATATAACAAGCGGCCCCGATGTGGGCGAATGGGTGTGCTCCCAGACGGGCGGCGGCTACCACGCCGAACGGTCAAATGCCATTGGACTACGCAGAGGCGAGGAACTGGTCTGTGGCGTGGTGTACGAGAACTGGAATGGGCGGTCCATTGTCTGCCACATCGCATTCCGAGGTCGTCTTACCCCGGCTTACCTTGGCGCTGTGTTCGACTATCCGTTCAACGTCTGCAAGGTCGATAAAATCATCGCCCCGATAGGCTCTGGAAACGTGAAAGCGATCACACTTGTAAGTAAGATGGGTTTCATTGAGGAAGGGCGAATCAAGAACGCCGACACCGATGGTGACATTGTTCTTTTAACCCTGACACGCGATGCGTGTCGCTATTTAGGAACCCCTTATGGGAAAAAAAGCACCCCCGCCGCCACCTGCTCCTGACTACGCCGCCGCCGCTCAACAGCAGGGCGTCGCCAACCTTGAGGCTGCGCGGTTAACGGCGCGGCTCTCCAACCCCAACGTCATCACCCCGCTCGGCGGGCAGCGTGTGACCTTCGGGCGACCGCAGTTCAACATGAACGCCTACAACGCCGCGATGGCCGATTGGCGTGCGCGGCAGGAGCAGGCGGGAACGGCGGGCGGTGCTGCCGACAGCGTACCCACGACAGCCGATGCTGCGGGTGGCATGACCACAGTTCCGCCCACGACCATCGATCAGACTTTCACAGAACCTGCCTACGGCGGCGGCAAGGTCAAAACTGGGATGCGGGAGCCTTATCCCCAGATGACGATTCTGCCTTCGGGCAACCGGGTCCCGACCTCCATGCTGACCGACTACGGCCTCGGCGGCGGTCGTCTCGACATCTCGGGCATGGGGCCGGGAGCGGCTACGCGCAACCCGTTTTCGAAGTACGGCTACACGGGCGATGTGATGCCGACGCCTGAGATGTTCACCGACATGGTGGACTTGGATACGCCGACCATCGAGCAGTATCTCACGCCCGAGGCGCAGGCGACTCTGGAGGGGAAGCAGCGGGTCGAAAGGGCCTTGTCAGGGCTTGGCGAACAGGCCATCGGCAAGGTGGGCGACATTTACGGCTCGACCTTCACCCCGCAGGGCTTGCCCGAGCAGCAGTTCCGTTTTGATGGCGGTGGCCCGTTGCCGACCGCCCCGCAGTTTCAGGGTCAGGCGCGAGCGGATGTCTCTGCGCTCCCGGTCAACTTCGGCCCTGCCGCAAATCAGTACGGAATGGCTCAGGGTGGCCCCGCCGGGATGACCTTCGGCGGTTTGGACACGGGCGGTCTTGCAGGGATGCAGACGAGCGTGGGTCCGTACGGCGTGGCACAGGGTGGCCCCGCCGCCCCGGCGCTGCAAGGGCAATTGGATGTCTCCAACCTGGCGGCGATGCCGGTGCAGGCCGGGACGACGGCGCAGGCAGCCATCATGTCGCGCCTCGACCCGCAGTTGCAGCGCCAGCGTGCCCAACTGGAGACGCAGTTGGCGAATCAGGGTCTGGTGCGTGGCGGCGAGGCGTATGACGCCGCGATGCTGGAGCAGGGTCAGCGCGAAAACGATCTTCGCACTCAGGCCGCGATTCAGGGTTTGCAACTCGACATGCACGCGCGTCAGCAGGGCCTGGATGAAGCGCAGGCAAGGGCTTCGTTTGCCCAGCAGGCCGCTCTGGCGGGCTTTGGCGCAGGCCAGCAGGCTGCCCAAGCGCAGAACGCTGCAATCGGCCAGAACATCTCGCAGGCGATTCGGGCTGGTGAGTTTGCGAATCAGGCACAGGCGCAGGAGTTCGCCCAGCGACTGGCGGCAGGAGAGTTTGGACGCGATGCGCAGATGGCCTCGTTCCAGACGGGTCAGGCGGCACAGGATGCCGTCAACCGCGCCATCGCCCAGAACTTCCAACAGGGGTTGCAGGCGCAGGGCGCATACAACGCCGCCGCCGCGCAGCAGTTCGGGCAGGCCATGGATGTGGCGGGACTCTACAACGCCGCGCTCGCGCAGAACCAGCAAGCCGCGCTCCAGCAGGCACAAGCGCAGGCGGCACTCCAGTCGCAGGGCTTCAATCAGGCGCAGGCGATGGCAGCGTTCCAGAACGCCCAGCGTCAGGCTGCCCTGCAAGAGCAACTGGCGCTACGCGCACAGCCGCTCAACGAAATCGCTGCCATCATGGGTGGGGCGCAGGTGCAGATCCCGCAGTTCCAAGCCTACCAGGGCGCGGAGGTGGGAGCGGCCCCGATTTTTAACGCAGCGAGGGCCACAGGGGATTTCGCTCAACAGAGCTACGCAAACCAAGTGGCTGCATACAACGCCAAGATGGGGCTTTACGGCAACATTGCCGGAGGATTGGGAACCGCAGCCGGTGGTGGCGCATTCAAGCCGCCGACGTGACCAAATACGCTTGGATAATTTCAGATCGACGCCTAAAGTCCAACGTAGTTCGCATCGGCACGCATCCGCTCGGCATCGGCATTTACGAATACGACATATTTGGAGAACGTCAGCGCGGCGTAATGGCTGATGAAGTAGAAGCCGTGATGCCAGAGGCAGTTACCACTCATCCGTTTGGCTACAAGATGGTCTACTATGAGATGCTGACATGAGAACACCGTATCAATTGTTCAACGCCCCCATGACCACCAACGGCGGTCGCGGTCAGCGTCTCGCACGGATGTTGCAGATGCAAGGTCAGGGGCAGATGGTCAGCAACAACGCGGGCGCACAGACGGATATGCAGTACAGTCCCCCGCAGAACGCGGCTGACATCAATCCTGCCCCGCGTCAGTACGGGCGCTTGTACCCGCGCAAACCGAAGTCCCCCGGCATGATAAACCCGCAGGGTGGCCCAGACAGAGGCTCGTTTGAAAATGACTAACGCAGTCCGTTTTGTCCCGACGTTTTTGATGCCGTCCGAGTACGAGCGGCAGGTACTGGAAGCACGCCGTCGTCGCCGCATGGCAGAGATGCTTGAGGCACAGGCTTATGAGCCGCCGGAAGGCGGTGTAGCCCCCATCCCGACCGCTGCGCCGCTGGTGCAGGGGCTGCAATCGTTCCTCACGGCTCGGCAGTTGCGTAAGGCAGAGGAGGCCGAGGCACGGGCTGAAGAAATAAAGAACAAAACCGAACAACAGCGGGAACAACAGATAACGGAAACTGGAATTCAGATTGCTGGCCGACTGGTGGGCGGTCCGCCGGTGCGTAATGTTGCTGCGCCTGATTCAACCGGCCTAAATGAAGTTGCTATTAGAAGCCAGTACATCGCAGACCCACAAGATGCGTTACGGATTGCAATGATGACTCCTATTGGCAGAGAAGCAGTGCAGCGTAATCCGGTGTTAGCGGCAAAACTTGCAGAATTGCTTAAAACGCCAGAAAGCAAAACGATGGAGTTTGGCGGGAAATTGTTAAATGTGTCAGGTGGGCAAGCCACGCCGGTAATGATGGGTGGTGAAGCAGTCACCGCGCCATCAACGACAGAAGCAACGCTGTTAGCAAAATTGATTGCGGAGCGTGATGCGTTGCCGCAAAATGATCCACGCCGTCGCATTTACGACGATGCAATTGCCAAAGAAACTACCCGCCCGTCTGCGCCTGTTACAAATGTTTACAGCACAACTGCGGTGGCGGGAGTTGATGAGCAAGGCAATCCCGTATTCTTTCAGCCCACTAGAATGGGCGGTCCACCTTCAATTATTGAGGGGGTTCGTCCTCCGCCAAAAGGAATGAATGAAGGTCAAGCCAAAGCCGCTGGTTTTGCGGATCGCATTTTTGAAGCGAATCCTGTGTTTGAACAAGGCGCAATTCCGTTTGAGTCTGCAATGGCTTCTCAATTGCCACTCGGAATGGGCAACTATGCCCTAACACCGCAAGAACAAAGTTTCTTGCAAGCAGAAAGAAATTTTATTAATGCTGTATTGCGTAGAGAGTCAGGCGCAGTAATTAGTGACGAAGAGTTTAAGAACGCTCGTCAGCAATACATTCCGCAACCGGGCGATTCAGCACAAGTTATTTCACAAAAGAAACGTAACCGTGAAACCGTCCTAAATTCGTTGGCGCGTGACGCAGGGCCAAGTTACAAACTTCCTGCATCATCAATGCAAGGCAGCGGATTTGGTGAAGCGGGAGGCTGGGGTCAAGCAGAGGTAATCCGATAATGCCCACTTACCGCATAACTGGCCCAGACGGTAAAACCTATCAAATTCAAGGCCCGTCGGGAGCAACAACTGAGCAAGTAAAGGCTGAGGTTATTCGGCAGAACCCTCATCTTGCTCAATCAAAACCGCAAGTTGGGGCGCAGCCCGAAGAAATCACAACGGGGCGTATGGTTGGTCAAGCATTCAAGAATTTTCCGCGCAGTGCTTATGAATTAGGCAAATCAACGGTTGAAGCATTGACTAGTCCGGTGGAAACCGCCAAGTCTATGTACAGCCTTGGTAGTAGCGTTCTGGGTAAACTTGGCGTAACTGATGCCAACCCGGAAATGGCAAACCGTGTTGGTCAATTTTATAAAGACAGATACGGTAGCACTGATGCGGCAATGCAAACATTTGCAAAAGACCCTGCTGGGTTTCTTGCGGATGTATC